CATCAGCCACCGCCCGCGTCAGCCATGGCAGGCCCGTTGCTTCGCCGACCGCGCCAGCTTTGAGGATACGAACACCATCAATCACGCGACCCGCATTGGCGGAGTGATAAAACTGGATATAGGCGTTGGCCGCCAATCCGGGGTTGAAGCTGATCCGATGATGGCCCGTGCGCAGCGTTTCAAACAGCGCCAGGTCATCGCCGCCCGACGTTGATCCGATCCGCAAGTTGACCGGGCCGTGCACCACATCAAACACCAGCGTGTGATCTGTGCTGGCCTCGTTGATCGGCAACACCTGTTCGGCAATCCCGAACCCGCCGCCATCACTGTCAATGTAAAGCTTGCCGGCCGTGATCGTGATCACGCCGTTGCCGGTCGAATTGTCGAACCACGGACTATCGTACAGCGAGATTTCCGAGATCGCATATGACCCGGTGCCGGCTTCGCACGCCGTCATCGTGAGCCGATAATAGCGATACGATCCAGGCGTTGTGATACGGAACCGGCGCAGCTCAGACGCGGACCAGTTTGATTCACCAGTCACGCTCAAAATAGTCGTCTCTTCGCCCGCGAATGCGCCTGTACTTGAGCCCGCAAACGTAAACGCCGTTGGCGTCCGGTTGGTCGGCGAGGATGGCGATGAGATCCACAAATCCCGCAGCGTCACGGCCGACGTCATGTCGAAATCAAGCGTTGCCGTCGCAGACCCGCCCGCCTGCCAGTAGCTTGACGTGGATTCGTCAACCAGATTCGCAACCGATCCAGCAGACGTAGATGAGGCCGTGATCGATGACCCGTCCGCCAGGTCGGGATGCAACGTGTCGAACTCGCCCTCTTCAATCTCTGTCGTCACCGACGGGATCGTGAGCAGCGAATCTTTGATATAAAATCGGAAAAAGCTATCGTCTGCGGTGACGATGTAGCTTTGCGTTGTCGAGAACACGAACGGGAAGATCACCGCCTTTGACGTTGAATCCCGCATTGTATCGACATAGCGCGTTGGCGGACGCCGCGTCATGACGCCTTGCGCCGTCGGGCGCCAGTTCGTCATGATCTCAGCCGATTCGGCATAGGCCGGAACGTCGACACGTCCCCACAGATGCTTGCCGAGAATGCCGCCCTTGAAGCTTAGGATCGGCGCATTGATGGATGCCAGTGGACTAGCTCCTGGTCGTCATGCCGCCCGAGCGCAGCGCCCGGATCCAGTTGCCGCGCGGCGGCCTGCGGCGTGGCTGCTGTTGGGCATCCCGTGCCCGCATGGTTGTGAGCATCCGCATTTTCATGGATGCCAGCGCCTCACCCGTTGACTGGCTGGTCGTGATGGATGGATTGATACGCTGGGCCAGCGTTACGGCCATGTAGTCGACAAAGTGCACCGGCCATTTGCCAACCGTATCGTGGTCATAGACATAGTGCAGATAGATCGCGGCTGCGTCGGTTTCGATCCGTCCATCCCTGTCCGCCCAATGATAAAAGACGTTATCCCGGTCAAACTGCGAACAGTCCGAGACCGCAACAATCCGCACAAAATCGCCAGGCTTGTCATAGGCGTATTGCCATTCGGCAACCGGCGTGGTGTTGGACCGATCCAGCTTCACGACCTTGGACGCGAAGCCCCATTCATAGGCCGATAGCGCCTCGAGCCGCGCCAGAGGCCAGACCGTGCGGGCCTTGACTGCGGACGGTGATGATTCCGCGTGATCGGTAATCCGGTGTTCGGACACATGCGCCAGCGCATTGTTCACGATGTCCGTGCGCGAAAACATCTAATCGCGCTCCAGGTGGAACTTGAACCGGATGGCATCGGTTGCGGCAGGCTGGCGGCCATTGACGTTGACAGCCACAGCAAACAAGCTGCTCGAGCCCGAACACACATATGGGATATCAAAACCACTTGCCGACAACACAGACACGTTGCCCGACTTGTATTTCGTATCCAGCGTGACAGCCGCGACCAGCAGCTCTGCATCATCATCCGTCAATGCCATGGCCGCGTTGTCAGTGTACGTGCCGGCCGGATTGCTGTCGAAGATCAGCACCTCGATATCGTTGGCCGCCCAGACGTTGGTCCCGCTGTCGTCTTCCACAATCGCCGTGATCGCCTTCAGGCTGCCGCCTGCACCGGACACGCGCGCTGCATTGGCAATCGTCATCTCACCGCCCAGGATATCGCCTGCGGTGTATGCCCCGGCCGTCACGGTTGGCTGTACGCTCGGCACGCCCCGTGCACCAGCATCCACCCTCAGATCACCATTGGCGTTGAGGTTGAACGTGGCATAGTCGCCATCGGTATCAGCGCCCACAGCCTTGGCATCGCGGCGCACGCCCAGCACCAGAGCTCCACCGTGCCCGGTGGAATGCGCCGCGTCTTCCGTCTGCTTGATATCGTCGAGCACTTGCAGGGCAACGACAGCTGGATCGTCACTCGCCAGCGTCGTGCGCTGGGTGCCGGTATCAACCGCGCCGGCACCCGCTGACGTGTCTGTGACCACGCCATCGGCACCAATCACCGGCTTCACCCGTGGATACTTGACGCCCGACACCTCATCGGCGCCGAACGTCAGACCCGAGCCTTCTGTGACCGAATAGTCGTCCGCCATCAGGCTGCCTCCGGTCGCGTTTCAAGCTCTTCGAGAGCCCGCATGGCGGCTTTCTGCCCCATGATATTATCCGCCACCAAATCACCGTTCTGGTCGACAATCTGGTAACGTGTGCCGCGGCCTCGGCCGCCTGCGTGGCGGATCTGATAGCCGCTTTCCGTGGTTGGCTCGTAAGTGACGCGCCGTTCGACCGCGACCCCGATCTTGCTCAGCTCATCGTCCAGGTACTGAACACGCAGGATCGCTTCGTCTTCGGTTTTGTCGATCGCGTGGATAAGATCGCCGGGCTTCAGTTCACCCATCATGGTTCGGAAGTACGTGTCGCACGCCATATCCGACAGCGTGTGATCGGCTGAGAAGTAATGCCACATGGCCCGAATAGGCGTGGCGTAGGCCCGGTGAAAGTCGCGGCGTTGCGCCGAGAGAAGAATTCCCATGCGTCTACTCCAGATAGCAGGCGATTGTGCCGGACGAATGCGACGTGCAATTCCATCGGAACTTGCGCGGGTTGGTTGAGGGCGCATCAAAGATCGCCCAATTCGCATCGGCCGTGATGGCAGCAGCGCACGCGATCCAATCGCCCGTGGATGATTCCATTTGCAGCGTGACAGACCCCGAACCGGAACCTGTCGTGAAATCCGCTGCGTAGCAGAGCGCGCTTGTGTTGACGGTCACGAAGACCTCAGACGTGCCGGTGCCAGTGAATGATGTCTTGATTCCAGATGCCATATGAAAGTCAGGCGGAGCCGAAGCCCCGCCTGTCCCGTGTTAAGCGCAGGTATAAACGATAACGCCAGCCAGATCGTCAGCGGCAGCAATCGCCGTGTCCTGGCTGGTTGCTCGGATCGTCACGCCTTCCTTACTGTCGAACAGCTTGGCATAGCCGACATCGGCGGTGATGCCGGCGCCGATATTCGCCGACAGCTCTTCCCAGCCGTACACGTCAGCTGTATCGACGCTCAACCCGTCGGTGATACCATCCGGATTAGCCGCAACAGCCGTGCCATCAAGTTGCGTGTACGCATCCCAACCGATGTCGATCGTTGCCGATGCCGTCGTCCAGTTGATGTAGAAGTAGCAGAGCGGCAGGATCAGGCGGCAGCGACCGGGCGGGAGTTTGCAGAGCGCAACCGATGACGTTGCATCGCCCGCGCCCGACTGCGTGTGTGTGACGTATTCAGCCCGGAGCATGCCTTTGACTTCGGTGCCGTAGACCGTTCCAAGCTCAGATTGCGTCGAGGAATACTGGAGCTTGTACTGGTCACTTAGCTGTGTCGTGACTGCCATGGTTCAGCCCCTCCTTAGCTTGGGATTGCGGTTGTGTCGTCAACGAGGATCTGAAACACGCCAGCATCATCAATCACGACGGCGCCCATCGAGAGCGAGACCACGCCGTCCCACATCTGGCTTTTCGTGCACCAGCCCCAATCGGCTTCGACGTCCGAGTTGATGCCGTGGCCGACCGCGGAATAATGCCAGCCGTACATCTTGCATGCAGCGGTTGCCGCACCCGTCAAGCGGTTGGTCGTGAACCAGTTGATGCCCAGCCAGTTGCGATACTTGCGACCGTGCGGTGCACCAGAGTTGTACGGAAGATCGTCAAAACCGATGATATCGGCGTCCTTGTATTCCGTGATCGTCATCAGGTGCGAGTGCGCCCGCGGCGTGATGGCACAAAAGCGCATGCCATCGTCCGGGACTTCGTTGACATTGAAGCTCTCTTGCAGCTCCAGCGCAATCGCCCGCGTCAGGTTGCCGGAGCCACCCGAGTTGATGACGTTTGTTGCACCGCCTGAATCAAGCGCGGCAACAACTTGGTTGTCGATCCGACGGTTGGCAGCATCCCCCAGCCGCTTGGCATAGCCTTGGCGAACATTGGTGGACAGCTTTGTCAGATCCAGCTTCTGGATGGCGACACGCGCGTACTTGTCGACCATCTCCGCGTCTGCGTAGCTGTGCGCCGGGATCGACAACGGAACCTCGCCGTACGCGGCTTTATCCGTCATTTCGATTCCGCCCAGCTTCTGGAAGCGGACTTTCTCGCCGACCACATCGCCATCCGTGCGAAGCAGCCCGCGAAAATGCGTATCGCCCTGTTCGTAGTTCAGGTGCAACTCGCTGTTGAACGCCGTTTCAAACGCGGCGTCGATATATGGCGCAGCCATAATATCACCCTCTCAGGTTGTATATCTCCTTGGATCATGTGAGAGCGCGAGAAGGAACGGCGGAACGCTCACGTTCCTTTAAGGAACGCGAGCAAGGGATTGACGCCAAAGGGAACCGCTGTGCGGGGCTCGGGCGACAACCAGAAAAGCCGGGTTCTGTGTGCTCAGTGAACGCAGGTGGACGGTTGTCCATGCCGGGCCGTACCGCTCCGTTCCCTTAAGGAACGCGGCGGAACACGGGGAACGGCGGTTACTAGACGGCGCGCTGAAACCGATCGTTCGGTGTTCGGCGCCGTGTCGATCCAACCTCTTTGTAGAGGCGGGCGAACTCTTCTTGCGGATAGCCCGGCATGCCAGGTGACAGCCGTTTTTCCAGCATCTCGTTTTGCAAAGCCTTCAGGCGCTCTTGCGCGCCCACCTTGCGATCCTGATTGATCGGATTCCAATCGGTATCATCATCAACACGTTCGCGCCCGAGCTTGGTAAGCATGCGAACAATTGTCGGATGGTTCGACACCAGCGTGCCGTCCTCGAGCCGCATGTTGCGGAACTCTTCGCGCTCTGTGCTCTCAGGCCCGCCCAGAGTGTGCGTCACAACATTGCTGTACACTGCAAGGTTCTGCTCGAAATCTCCGCCCCACGCCGCCTTGAGTTGCGTGCGCCGTTCGGATTCAAGATCATTGGCGCGGACCTGACGAGCTTCAGCCTCCAGCTTATTGTATCGGGCCTGCGCCTCGACAAACTCATCCATCGCCTTCTGCGTCACGCCGTGACGATGCGCGATCGGCTTGAAGTCGTCGAATGCGGCCTTGTCCGAATCCGTCACCTCAATGCCTTCTGGGGCCTTGAACTCATAGGCATCGGGCTTTTCCGGTCGGCCAAGCTTGTTCCAGATCTCCGATTTTGCATCATCATTATCAGGATCAGGAACCGGCATCATCTTCGACTGGCTGCGCCGCAGATCCAGGAACCGCTGCGCAAAAGACGTCTCACTGTCCGATCGCGAAGCTTCGTTGATAAACGCGTCGCGGTCTTCCTCTTTAAGTCCCTGCGCCATCCGATGACGCCAATCCATTGAGGATGGATCAGCTTGGCCCGTGCCATTCTGTTCGGTGCTGCCCGGTGCCGCCGCTTGTCCCTGTTGCCCCGCTTGCGACGATCCAGCGTCACCATTTTGCCGCGTGGTTTCAGTATTCCCATCGGCGAGGCTTGCAGCGGTTGACTGGCTCCCCGGTGTTGCGTTTCCATAATTTGCGTTGGCGCCAGCCGTGCCCCCCGCGTTTGATGCCTGCGTTTCAACCGCTGCTGCTTCACTCATTGTCAATCTCCGGTTCTTGGGTCACGCCTTCGATCAAACGCATGACTGCCAGGCCAACATCGCGCTTGCCGAGCCGGTGATACGTTTGAAGGGGATTGTCGTGAACGCCAGGTTGGTCAGTCCGGCACAACTGCTGGACGATATAATCCAGCACGAGGCGGCCGTCGTCCGTGGCATAGACATGACCGAACGCCCTGCTCAGCCGGACCAGCTTTTCATGCTCATGCCGAATTATCGCCTGATGGCGCGTCACGGAACGTTTCACGTGACTAGTGCACCGTGCCGCACGACGCTGACATCAGATCCTCGCTCTCAACGAGGAAGGCCAACACGCCGAGGCGCACCGCCTCAAGATCGCCCGTCCAGAGCGCCGCCGCACCTGCGTCTTGTGTGGTCCCGATGAATGCGAGCTCGGTAAACTCGCCCGCCTCAACGCGATCCATCATCTCTTGCAGGAGCGCAATCTGCGCCAATTTCCGGAAGCTCTTGAGCTCCGTCATAAAATCTCTCCGGCTAGACCTTCGATGTCTTCGAACGGAATGCCTTCGGGTGCTGGCAACAACGCTTGATCTGGTCCCTGATCGATCAGTCCGGCTTTCGCCGCTTCCGGCACGAGCTTGCCAAGTTGTGCCGCACCCGGTGCCACTTTCTGGATCATGTCGGCTTGCATCTGCGCTTCGGCCGCCTGCATCCGCTGCTGACGCATGGCGATCATCTCTTCCATTGGCGTAAACAGCCATTCAGGAAGATCGAGCTTCATGCCACCGACGCCGCGTGCAAACGCATCCGGGTTGAAGTTTTCAGCCACCGCCATCACAGCCTGTTCGCCCATCGTTGCAGCGCCACCGGCCAACATCTGCATGCCTTCGAATATCTTCATCGCTTCGGCTTTGTCGCGCGCCGTCTTGATCGGGCTCTCATACTCGAATTCAATCGCGTCTTCGCCGCTGTACTCTTCCGCCATCTGAATCATGTCGGGCTTCTGCGGCAGCTGGCCGTTCATCTCGAGGATCTTGTAGACCGTCTCGACCAGCGGAGCGTTGTAGCTGTGCTCAATGCGCGAGAAGACCGGCGCTGCTTGGCGCATGTACTGATCCAGGCGTGCGTTGATCTCAGTGGCCGTCAGATCCTTGTCCCGCGCCGACGGCAGTTCGAGAATATCCCGATAAAACGCCGAATAAATCCGTTCCTCGACCACGCTGATGAATTCGAAGATCTCGCGCGGGAGCGTGCCAAGCTGGATCGGATTGATTGGCGCCTGATTGCCCGGAAAGCTTGCCTCAACCGGCGTAAATCCTCCCGCCGACAGATCGAGAAGACCAGAGATCGCGTCACCGTATCCCCATGTCGGCGGGTTGAGCGCCTTCTCACCAGCATCAATGACCGTCTCGGTCATGGCCTGGAGAAGCTGTGCATCCTTGAGCGCCACCATTGCCGGCGATCGGCCGTAGGTTTCGCCCGTCGACAGGTCCCAGCGCGGCGTCAGGTACGGGAAATAATCAAAGCCTTTCGCCTCGAGTGATTCCTTGCACGTGACCGACATCCAGAGCGACGACCACGGCTTGCGCACCGTCATTCCCATGGCCTTGGCGTCTGAAACCGGGACGACGATGTGAACCAGCTCATACTCCTTATCCATCCCGTTTTCGCGGTTGGATTGGTCAAGATCGCGTTTCATCTGCTTCGTGAGCTTGTCTTTGCCAAACCGCTCGATCAGCTGCCGCAGCGTCCACATCTCAAATGTGATCAGGCCCACCACTTGGCCCGAGGCATCCACCACGTAATACGTGTTGGTCATCGAGCGCGTGCGGAACCGCAAATGCGAGCCGCGAATGTCCCAGCCCATGCGCACGCAGCCGTTGCCGAACGTAACCAAATCGTCGTCGCACATCGCCAAGTTCGGCTCCATCCGCGCCCGCGGATCGTACATCGCATCGAACATGATCTGCGTGACCTGATCGAGCCAGAGCCGCACCGAAGCGTCAGCGTTCAGCGCGTGAAACTTTACGGATCCCCTGAACCAGTGCCGCCCTGCCGGCCGCAGCATCGTGGACACAGCCGACGCGAGGCCACGCCGTGCCAACGCTGGTGCCGATGAGTTCAGGTGATCTTCAAGATCCTCGCCGTCGGTGCGCTCGGACGTGAAGCCACTGCGGTTCGGCAGGAACATCAGCGCCAGACGCTCAAACAGCGTGTCCCAATTCTGCCGGGACGATCTGGCTTTGAGCGCAAACCGCAGTGCGGCCTGCTGTGATTGAGGGAGCAAGTGCGTCAGCCGATCAGGTTATTCGGTTTCTTCTGTGTGCCGTAGGTCGACGTGCCACCGGGGGCGAGCAGCGGACGGGCCAATGGCGAGCCTTCCGTGCGGTTCTGTTCAACCGGTGGCTTGTAGTTTGGATCGCCTTTGACCTCACCCACGGGCTCAGCCGGGGCCGGTGTTGCGGCCTTTGAAGAACTGCCTTTGCCCATATGGATCACCCTAGGAGATAATGCTTCTGCTTGGGATCGGATGCCGACGGCCCAAGCAAAGGCTTTGCACCGGCCGGTGTTGGCTGGCGGTTGTTGATCTGGTTGCTGATCGGATCTTCAGCCGGCTTTGACGCGTACGTGTCGGCTGATGGCGTATCGCGCGGCGCCTGCGCCGGCTGCGATGACTTCTTGCTGCCGAATCCCATTAAGACAGATACCTATTGCGCTTCGTGTAGTCGACGCCATCACTTGTGCCAGCGTCTGGCGTCAGCAGCGGCTTCGATGCAACCTGCTCATTCGCACGGCCCTGGATCGGCACACCGCGCTTTTGATCATCGTCTGGCCGATTTGCGTTCTGGACCGTCGCCACGGGCTTTGGCGCCTCTGGTGGCGGGTTTGATTTTGACTTGCCGAATCCCATCAGATCACCCCAGCAGCGAGTTGGTTGCGCCCTGCTCCGTCTTGCGGCGCGGATCATCAAGCAGCGCATTGCTCGGCGGGTTGCCCGAGGCCAGAGGCGATGACGATGCTGGGTTGGTGTTTGTCGCAACCGTGCGCATAATCGCCTTGTTGCTCTCGTCCGGTGCACCCGCGTCTGTCACGGTGGCGCTTGGCTCTTGTGGTGCGGCTGCAGCTGGCGCCTGTGGCTTCGACTTACCTTTGCCCATGTCTTATCCTATCAGCTGTTTCGGTTGGCCCTGGATCGGAGAGCTTGTGCCCTTATCCTTGCCAGGCGTGAGCAGATGCGCGGTTGCGCCGTTGCGGGCCTTGGCCGACGTTGCCGCCTGCTTTTCGACCTCAAGCGTGTTCGGGCTGTCTTCCTGCGGCACCTGCGGGATTGGTTCGGCCTTTGGCACCGACGGATTTGAAGATCCCATGCCCATCAAGCGTCATCCTGTTGTCTGGTGTCTTCGTGAACGATGTGGACTTGTGCGCCCGGATTGGCGCGAGAAAAAGTGCGGGCCTTGATCTTGGCGCGGCCTTCCATGCGGGTGCGATCGTCATCCGTCTCAGCGTGGACGCGAGCCATGGGTGCGCCGTCGACAGTGATGATCCAGACGTGGCGTGGAATATTATTCTCCATAGTGTCGTCTTAACCCCCCCCGGCTGATACCAGACCGCTTAGGCAAATATTCTACGCGGGCCGCGCGTTCTGCCACTCCGTTTGCGGTCAAGGCGTGGATTGCCGGTCTTCACCATGACCCCGCCCGCACGTTCGCGCCACTCGGGCCGGACCTGCACCGGATAGGCAAATGTCATGGCCAGTGCGTCGCCCGCATCCGGTGATGCCAGGCCGCGCTTCTTCATGTCTTCCTTCTTCTCGAGCTTGATGCGGTTGGATGGATCGAATTCGTAAGTCGGCGCCGTCAGATCATCAATCAGGCCCTGATCCCGTGGAATCATGCCCCGCGATCGGATCCAGTCCCGCATCCGTGCCCACATTTCAGCGCGAAGGTTGAAGTATCTCGCATCGTTGGTGGCCTTTGCGCCGGCCGAGACATCCACGACTTTGTGACCCAGCTGGCGAAGACGATCCACGACCGGACCGCCGACGCCGACGCCATCGACAAACACCTGTTGCGGACTGTGTTGCTCGACCTCTGTCGCGATGTGACCGACGAACTGCATTGTGTCGAGGCCCCGGAACCGCTGAATGTCCACCACGGCGTCACCGTACCGGACCACAATGCACGACTGGTCATCACCAAACCGCGCGACGTCCACGCCGATCACGACAGGCTGACCGCGCGCGACGTCACGCTGCACCGCCGCATCACAGTCTTTCGATTCGATGAACTGCGCGACGCC